GGCTTCCTTTTATACAGCCTTTCCCCCGGTAATATGGCCAAAACCAAGCTGCCGGCTACGGCCTACGACCGCCACAAGCAGCGTACCGCCGACCGGCAGCGTGAGCTGTCGCAGAAGGCTCGCGACATTGGCGAGATGCCGCCGGTGGTCGACGCCAAGCGACGCAAGGCTGCGTCCGGCAAGTTTCGCAAGTTTTGCGAGACGTACATGGCCGAAATCTTTGCGCTGAAGTTTTCGCCCGACCACCTGACGGCGATTGCAAAGATCGAGCGTGCGGTGCTGCATGGCGAGCTGTTTGCGTTTGCGATGCCGCGCGGCAGCGGCAAAACGTCGCTGGTTGAGGCTGCGGCGCTGTGGGCCATGCTGTACGGCCACTGCCCGTTTGTCATGATCGTGGGTGCGGACCAGCAGGCCGCCAGCACGATGGCCGACTCGATTAAGGCTCAGCTGGAAAACAACGATCGGCTGCTTGAGGATTTTCCAGAGGCTTGCTTTCCGGTGCGGTGCCTTGACCGGATTGCTCAGCGTGCCAAAGGCCAGACCTACCAGGGCATCCCGACCGAGATGCAGTGGGCGTCGGACCAGATCACGCTGCCGTGGATCAAGGGCAGCAAATCCGCCGGCGCGTGCGTGCGTGTAGCCGGCATCACCGGCCGCATCCGCGGGCTAAAGCACACCCGGCCAGACGGCTCGAGCATCCGCCCTACCCTTGTTTTGATCGACGACCCGCAAACCGATGAGTCGGCGGCCAGCCCGTCGCAGTGCCACACGCGCGAGCGGATCTTGAGCGGTGCAATTCTCGGCCTCGCCGGGCCGGGCACCCGAATCGCCGGCCTGGCGACGATCACCGTAATCCGGCCGGACGACCTGGCCGATCGCCTGCTGGACAAGTCTCGCAACCCGGTGTGGCAAGGCGAGCGTACGCAGCTGGTGTACGAATGGCCGACCGCCGAGGACTTGTGGGCGCAGTACGCCGAGCTACGTCGCGAGTGCCAGCGAGCCGGCCAGCCGACGACCGCAGCCGACGAGTTCTACCGCGACCACCGCGACGAGATGGACGCCGGCAGCCGAGTGGCGTGGCCGGAGCGTGTCGGCGACGGTGAGCTGTCGGCCATTCAGCACGCCTACAACCTGCGGATCGACCGCGGCGACCGCGCGTTTTTTGCGGAGTACCAGAACGCACCGCTGGTCGATGACGTCTCCAGCGACCGTCTTGACAAACGCGCCTTGGCTGCCCGCGTGACGAACCTTGAGCCGGGCCGCGTGCCGGCGCACCACCATCGGCTGACCGCGTTTGTGGACGTGCAGGACCGCGTACTGTTTTGGCTGGTGGCCTCGTGGGGCGAGTCGTTCGGAGGCCACATCGTCAGCTATGGCGTCTACCCTGATCAGGGCGTGTCGTTTTTTGATGCCGGCACCGCACAGCGGACGCTCGCCGCAGCCGCCGGCAACGCCGGGTTTGAGGCGAGCCTGTCCGCGGGTCTTGACCAGGTGGCTGAGCGGATTTTTTCGCGGGATTGGCAACGCGAGGACGGCGTGGCCATGCGCGTTGAGCGGCTTATGGTCGACGCCAACTGGGGCAAATCGACCCAGACGGTGCGGACGTGGTGCCGCCGCAGTCCGTACGCGTCGCAGCTGCTGCCGAGCCACGGCCGCGGTATCGGTGCCTCGTCGCCGGCGCTCAACGACCGGCACAAGGCCCGCGGCGACCGGCTTGGCCTCAACTGGCGGATCGGCCAAGTCACCGGCCAGCGTAGCGTGACCTACGACACGAACTTTTGGAAAACGTTTGTGGCGAGCCGGCTGCGGCTGCCCAACGGAGATCCCGAGGCGATCGTGTTTTGTGCCGGCAGCCACGATCTGCTGTTTGACCACCTGTCGAACGAATACCCGGTAGTGGAAGCTGTCAGGCACGAAGTTTGAAAACCACTGGTGGGACTGCTTGGTGGGAGCAGCGGTGGCGGCTTCAATTGTCGGCGTGGAGCCGGCCGGCACTGATATCGGCCATCGGCGGCGTCGCAAGGTTGAGATACCCACGGGCAGCGACGGCAAAAAGAAAATCCAGATCAAGAGACGCCAATGAGCGGCTGGCTGATCATTTTTGTCGGCGGCATCTACGCGTATGTGGCGTGGGACCAATGGGCCCGCGGTAACACCGGGTTGGCGATTGCCTACGCAGGCTACGCCGCCAGCAACGTTGGGCTCGCGATGCTGGCGCGATAACCACTTACAGATATTGCGTGGTAATTCGTACTCTGTATGTATGCCGGACGAAATCCGCGACAAGATTTCTGAGACTGCCCGCAATCCGCAACGCGTGAGAACGGACGCGGGCGAGGTGCAGGCGCAGTCGATCAGCGAGCAAATCGCGGCAGACAAGTACCTAGCTGGCCGCGACGCTGTAACGTCGGCCGCCAACAAGAAGCGACGCGGGCTGCGGTTTAACAAGATTATTCCGCCGGGCACCCTATGAGCATCTTCGGAAAACTCTGGTCGGGCAAAAAGGCGAAGGCCACGCCGGCGGTGCGTGTCCGCGGCCGGTTTGACGCCGCGGAGCCTGGAGAGGATCGCCGCCACTGGGCCAACGCCGATGCGATGTCTGCCGATGCCGCGCTTGCACCGTGGAAGCGGCGCGAGATGCGAAATCGCGCCCGCTATGAGCGCAACAACAACAGCTATCTGGCAGGCATTTCTGCGACGCTTGCCAACGATCTCATCGGCACTGGCCCGCGGCTGCAGCTTGACACCGGCGACATTGAGGCCGACCGCGAGATTGCACGCCAGTTTTTCGATTGGTCGTGGCGGATCGATTTGGCCGGCAAGCTGAAGGTGATGCGAGAGGCGTTGCTGACCGACGGCGAGGCGTTTGGCCTGCTGATCAGCAATCCGCGGCTGCCGGATGTGCAATTGGACGTGCGGCTGATCGAGGCCGAAATGGTGGCGACGCCGACTGAGCTGATGCGGCAGTCGATTTCCATTGACGGTTCGACCGTCGACGGCGTGGAGTTTGACGCGACCGGCAACGTGATCGCCTACCAAGTGTTGCGCTATCACCCAGGCAGCAACTACCGCATCAACAATCTCGAGTTTACGCGGGTGCCGGCCGACCAGGTTATCCACTGGATGCGTGCCAGCCGGCCGGGCCAGCACCGCGGCGTGCCCGAGGTGGCACCATCGCTGCGGCTGTTTGGCCAATTGCGGCGGTACACCGAGGCGGTGATTGCCGCGGCTGAGACGGCTGCGGATTTCGCCGCGTTCATCCACAGCAACTCGCCGGCCGCCGAGGTGGACGAGGTCGAGGCGTTTGCCGAAATGCCGATTGAACGGCGTTCGCTCGTGACGCTGCCCGAGGGTTGGGACATCTCGCAGCTGCGTGCCGAGCAGCCGACGAGCACCTACGCCATGTTCAAGCGGGAGATCGTGAACGAGATCGCCCGCTGCCTGCAGCTGCCCTACAACGTCGCGGCTCTCGACAGCAGTTCCTACAACTACGCCAGCGGCCGCATGGATCACCAGGTCTACGGCATGACCTTGAAGGTGTACCGCGACGAGCTGGAGCGGGTCATGCTTGACCGGCTGTTTGCCGCGTGGACGCTCGAGGCCGGTCTGGTCGGCATTATCCCTGACGGGCTGCCCGAGTTTTCCGATTGGAACTGGTCGTGGCAGTGGGACGGCAAAGACCACGTCGACCCGGCCAAAGAAGCGTCGGCCGCCCAGACGCGGCTGGCCACGCACACCACGACGCTGGCGGCCGAATACGCCAAACAGGGCAAGCAGTGGGATGTGGAGCTTCGGCAGCGAGCGGCAGAAATGCAGTTGATGCAAGAGCTGGGTCTGACCGCCGCTGAGCCGGCCGCTCCCGCGACGCCGGTGGTGCCGGCGGCAGAGGACTTTGAAGACGCAGTTGAAGCGTCAAATGAAAAAATCAAGGTAAAAGCCGTGGTTGTGCACGGCGCGCCAGCGTCAGGAAAAAGCACCTACGTGCAACGCAACAAAGGGCCGCGAGACGTGGTGTTTGATTTTGACCGAATTATGCAGGCGCTCAGCGGCAACGACCCGCACCAGCAGAGCAGGCCATTGATTGAATACTGCTTGGACATAAGAAACCTCATAATTCAAAAGGCCAAGACGTCGCGAGGAATTGACACTACGTGGGTAATTACTACTCGCGTTAAAGACGAGTTCAGAGAGGCAATGGCCGATTTGAATCCGGAATACGTGCACATGAACACGTCGCTTGAGGAATGTTTAAAACGAGTGGACGCCGATCCGCACCGCGCCGCCGTGGCTAAACAAATGAAAAAGGTAATTTACGACTATTTTGCCGAGCAAGACGAAGCCGCTGCCAAACAGATTGTCCCTGAATTTAACTGAAAACGGGTTTGATGGTGGATGGATGACTGGAGCGACTTTGACGACGACGGCCTGGGCCTCCTAATCGATCTGGAAGACATATGAACCCAAACCAAACATTGCGGCTTAACGAACAGATCACGTTTGTTGCCGCCGAGAACTACGACGACAAAGAGGAAATGCGGGCAGCCGACGCGCCGCGGCGTTTCCGCATCGAGGCATACACCGGCGGCACGATCCGGCAGTCGTGGAGCAAGGAGCCGGTGGCCGTTGATCTGAACGGCATGAAGTTCCGGCAGCGCATCCCGATTGTGATGGGACACGACTACCAGCTGGGATCAATCCTGGGCCAGACCACCAGCGTTAGCTCTGAAGACGGCCGGCTGATCGTCGAAGGCGAGATTATGGCCAGCAGCGATTCCGCCAAACAAGTGATTCAACTGGCCGATCGCGGATACCAGTGGCAGGCGTCGATCGGCGCGGATGCCACGCGAAGTGAACGAATCAAGGCCGGCGAAAGCCGGATGGTCAATGGCCGGGAAGTCACAGGCCCGGCCCGCATCGTAAAAGCCTCGAGTCTGCGCGAGGTTTCTTTTGTAACTTTGGGCGCTGATGCAGATACCAGCGTCGCGATTGCGGCTGATGCCGCAGAGGAGAGCCCCATGGCGGATCACGCCAATGATCAGCCCGTCGAGGAGCCCACCAAGGTGGCCGCCGCGACGGAAGCCACGGCGAGCGCCGTGGAGCCCCTTACCATCGACGCGATCGCTGCTGCTATTGCGTCGGCGGTCGAGCCGATGAAGGCCGAGATCAGCGAGATCAAGGCCGAGCGCGTCAAGGCCGAGCAGGCCGCACGTGACGTCGCCGAAACCCGCGAGTCTCGCGCTCCCGCGATTCACGCCCACGAGGCTCCGCAGCTCGACGCCCAAGTGATCGAGGCCAGCTGGGCCCTGCAAGGCGGCCTGCCTGACGTCGAGAGCAAGTACGACGCGAAGACGCTCGAGGCGGCCCACCGCGTCCAGCGGCACACGTCGCTCGGCGAGGTGATGCTGCAGGCGGCCGAGCAGGGTGGATACGACGGCCCGCGTCGCATCACCAGCTCGACGCTGCGTCCGGTGCTGCAGGCCGCGTTTGCGGTGCACAGCATCAGCGGCATCCTGAGCGAGACGGTCAACAAGTTCCTGCTGGCTGGCTTCGACTCGGTCGAGTCGGCCTGGCGGCAGATTTCGGCGGTTCGCACCGTCAACGACTTCAAGACCGTGACGAGCTACCGGCTCAACGGCGGCTTCAAGTTCGAGGCGATGGCCAACGGCGGTGAGTTTAAGAACGCCGGAGCCAGCGAAGAAAGCCGCACGATCTCGGCCGACACCTACGGCATCATGACGTCGGTGACCAGGCAGGACCTGATCAACGACGATCTCGGTGCCCTGACCGCTGTTCCGCAGCGGATCGGCCGCGGTGGTGCCCTGAAGCTCAACGACGTGTTCTGGGCCGAGTTCAACAGCGACTCCAGCTTCTTCACCGTTGCCCGTGGCAACAAGAAGACCTCGGCTGGTGCTCTGTCGATTGCCAACCTGAAGACGATCGCCACCCTGTTCCGCAAGCTGACCGATCCCGACGGCAACCCGGTCGCGATCGATCCGCGGATTCTGCTGGTGCCCGCCGACCTCGAGCTGACTGCAGCCGAGATCATGGGCAGCACGCTGATTCAGAGCGGAGCGACCAACGGCCAGCCGGAGAGGAACGTGCTTGCCGGCCGGTACCAGGTGGTCGGGTCGACCTACCTGACCAGCATCGAGGATTATTTCCTCTGTGCCAGCCCGGCCGATCTTCCCGTGATGGAAGTTGCGTTCTTGAACGGCGTGCAGTCTCCGGTGGTCGAGACGACCGAAGCGGACTTCAACACGCTCGGCGTGAAAATGCGTGGCTATTTCGACTTTGGCGTGGCCAAGGCCGAGTACCTGGCGGCGGTCAAGGCCGACGCGAGCTGATCGAGTTTGTTCTGCCCGCGGCCGGCGCGTTGCCGGCCGCGGGCAACTCCAACCCAGAAACGAGGTGATCGAGAATGGCTGCTTACGTGCAGAAGGGCGACGTTATCGACTACACGCCGGGATCGGCTGTGGCTGCCGGCGACGTCGCAGTGCTTGGAACGATCGTGGGAGTGGCCACGCAGGCCATCGCCGCCAACGAGCTTGGCGCTCTGACGATCGACGGCGTGTTTTCCATGCCGTGTCTGACGGGTTCGACCGGCGCTGCCGGCGACTCGATGCGGTGGTATGCGGCTAGCGGCGTCGCCGATGCGGCGACCGGCGTGACGGCCGGCTACCTCGTCGAGGCCCGCGGCGCTGCCGACACGACGGTCAAGGTGAAGTTGTCTCACTAGTTTTCCCGCGGTCCGCCGGCTGGCAGCGCTCCCTCCACCGCGCCGCCGGCGTGGCTGCGTGGGCAGGGAGCGATGCGTGGACATGCTGGCAGATGGTGCGGCGTGGCTGACGGGGCAGCTGAAGGCTGCCGCCGGCCGCAGCGTCGTGTACGTCCGCGGATCGCTCGAGGCCACAGTAACCGCCACCGTCGGCCGCAGTGCGTTTGAGAGCCAAAACGAAAGCGGCGTCATTGAGCGTTGGGAGTCTCGCGACTTTCAGATTGATTCCGACGATTTGCCGTTTGGTGAGCCGCAACGCGGCGACGTGATCCGCGACACGCTGGCGGGCACCGTCGTCGAGTTTGAGGCGGTGACGCCGTCCGGCATTCCGCTTTACAGATACGCCGATGCCTTTAGAACGGTGGTGCGGATTCACACGATCCAAAGCGACCGCGTGATTACGCTGCTCACGACCGAAAACAACAGGCCGCTGGTCACCGAGGCCGACTTTGAAGTGGTGGTGTAATGCCGACAACCAGAAAGATCAGCGAGCTGCCGCTGGCGACAGGGCCGACAGGCGGCGCGTTTTTGCCGCTGGTCGAAGGCACCACAACCCGTCGGCTGACTCTAACGGATCTGGCGACCTTCACCGGCACGGCCACCGGCCCGACCGGCCCGGCCGGTGACGATGGCAGCGGCGAGGTTTACCAGGGCACGACAGCGCCGGCAGAGGCGTCGGCGGGATCAACGTGGCTGGATACGTCGAGCGGCCGGTATTTCACGCGTTTCGCCGGCGTGTGGATCGAGGTCGGCGGCGATCGCGTGGAGTAAAGCGTGCCCTTCTATTCATTGCCAACGGGCGGTTCGCCAGTGCTCGCCGGTGCCACCGCACCCACGGGCGCGGTTGGCACCGTTGGCGATCTGTTTTTGGATACCTCAGGCCGGCGTATCTACGGGCCAAAGACTGTCAGCGGCTGGGGCGGCGGGATTAGCCTGCAAATTACGGGTTCGCAGGGTCCGACGGGCGGCTACGACTTCACGGCCGGCCCTACCGCGCCGGCGACGTTTGCACCTGGTGCCATTTGGCTCGACAGCAGCGACGGCCGCTACTACGTCGACTACCAAGGGCAGTTCATCGAGATTGGCGTGCAGGGCGAGCAGGGCCCGACCGGCCCGGCGGTCACAGGGCCGCAGGGTGCCGCATCCACGGTCACCGGACCAGCTGGCCCGACAGGGCCGAGCGTTACCGGCCCGACCGGTGCCGCGTCGACAATCACAGGCCCGGCCGGCCCGACGGGCCCAGGCGTTACAGGGCCAGCCGGCCCAGCCTCGACGGTGACAGGGCCAGCCGGCCCGACCGGCTCGCTGGGCCCAACCGGCCCGAGCGTCACCGGCCCGACGGGTGCGGCCTCGACGGTGGCCGGGCCGACCGGTGCCGTCGGCGGCTTTGACGCGGCGCAAGAAGTGGCGTTCAAGACTGCCGACTACACGCTGGCGGTGGCCGACGCCGGCCGGCTGCTGGCGTGGACGACCGGGCCTGCCACGCTGACGGTGCCCGCGTAT